AACTAAAGAAAAAGAGCAACTAGCTCGCACTGCTAAACAAGCAATGGATATTGTAGAAACACAACCAGGTAATGAATTTGCACCTGGCACCTGGTGGAATGCTTACAACGCTGTTACTTATATGACTAACCACGAGTTAGGTCGTTCTAGAGATAGCCGCATGTCTTCTGCTTGGTTTGGTGGAAACGCAACACGTAACGTCAAAGCACTTGACTTAGCATTGGAGATGGCAAATGGCTGAAGTTAAAAAAATCGTTTTCTGGGGAGTATGGCTTGGCCTGCTCCTCATCCTAGTCGATCCATTAGGGATTATTTAATGATAAATCAGTATTTACTTGTTTCTTTTTTACACCTTGCAAGTGTAATTGGTTTTCAATATACTACAAATCCATATTTTTTGTTAATCAGTGTGGCATTGTTAGTCTTTAATGTTTTAATGTTTATGAACGCAGTGTCAATGATTTTAAGTCCAGGTGATACTGAAATTCAGTTTGATGATGATCCTACTCGTCTTAAATTAGTGCAACAAGCCGCGGCGTGGATGGCGATGTACTTTATATATAATGAGGGTTACGAAATGTTTGTAGGAGCAGCGCTAATTGTTTCTTTAATCACAACATTTTCTGTAATTAGAACATGGTTATATTTTTATCAAGAAGGAGATGAAGAAGAATGAAAATCTTGATATTTGGCTTACCTGGATCGGGCAAAACCTGGTTAGCCGAAGCACTACAAAAGCGCTTAAATTGCGCTTGGTTTAATGCAGATAAAATTCGTGAAATGGCAAACGACTGGGAATTCAGTGAGGCTGCTCGGTTACGTCAAGCTTATCGTATGAAAGGAATTGCTGATTACGAAAAGGAAATGAACCGAACTGTTATTTGCGATTTTGTTTGTCCACTTGAAGAAACTCGTGATATCTTTGATGCTGACTATACAGTATGGATGGATACCATTAAAGAAGGTCGCTTTGGTGATACAAATAAAATGTTTGAAAAACCTTCAATAGTAAATTATCACGTATCTAAATGGTATGATGATACAGATGAATCTCTAGCCAATGCGGTAGAACGGCACATAAGGATGGAACATAATGTTTGATTATAAAAAGCCAACAGTACAAATGTTGGGAAGATGGCAGCCATGGCACGATGGGCATACTGAACTATTTAAACGTGCACACTCAATTACAGGTCAAGTTGTTATTATGATCCGTGATGTGTTTAACTTTGAAGGAGACGCAGGTGCAGGCCGTACTGTTGCTCAAGACGATAATCCTTTCGGTATTATTGATGTAATTGCTAATATTGAAAAGGGATTAGCAGAGCACGGTTTTCAAAACGGACATGAATATTTAATTCTTGAAGTGCCAAACATTGTAGACATTAGTTATGGACGAGGTGTAGGATATACATTTACCGAGCACGATCTAGGTAAAGACATCCATGATATTAGTGCAACTAAAATTCGTAAACAAATGAGAAAAGAAGGAAAACTTTAATGCAAAGTCCAGTTTTTGAAAAGGGCTACCCAGATTATGACGCCGTAAACCGTATGGGCGATTTGAAATTTACAACAGCAGGAGATATGCTAATGCAACAAGAAGCCGACAACACCGCAGCAAATGAAATCCGTTCTTTTATTGAACGCCTTGAAACGCTTGAAGCTGAAAAAAGCGAAGTAATGGACCAAATGAAAGATGTATTATCTGAAGCAAAAGGTCGTGGATATGAAACAAAAGTTTTGAAAAAGATTGTTGCTATCCGTAAACGTAATCGTGATGATGTTGAAAACGAAAATGCAATGACTGAAATGTATATGAATGCTTTAGGAATGTAATGATACGTTGGTATGATTATCTAGCAGCATTTTTAGCAGCAGATCTAATGCTAACTGTTGCATTTTCTATCCCTTGGATAGGTTTTGTCGTAGCTTATGCTATGTATGAATACGGTTGGGAAGCATACTGCCAATACAGATTAAAAATGGAAATATAAAAAAAGGGGAGCAATTAAGCTCCCCAGTTTATTTGTATGGAACGGTTTACCCGCTCTTCTTGTTATTAGTATCAGAACAAGTTAGATACACGAACTCGTCTGTAATACTCGTTTACGTCTCTAGTAAGAGCACCATTACCTTGGGATGAACCCTCAGCAAATGGGTTAGCAACCATGCCGTAACGAGTTTTGAACCCGATTTTTGGCTGGAAGCTGTTCTCACCAACTGCGCGAACCATTTGTAATGGTACATATGGGCAGTAGAAGAGGCCTGCATCGAATGCGCTAGAACCTTTATAGCCTACAACTAGGTAGTTGCTTCCGGCATATGGGTCAATGTACACTCTGTAGCGACCATTAAGAACACCAGCGAAGGTGTTGCCTGTGTCGTCTACTTGCAAGTTGTTAGAGTTAAGAGCTGGTGCGTAATCAAGTACACCGGCCATTTGCAACGCTGATGCAACATCAGAGGAACAGATAACCATGTTACCTTTACCACGACGTGTACCTTTTGCGATTGCGTTCGCTTCTTGTTCGATTTGGAACATCAAGCCTTTGAACTTCTCAACTGACCAACGACCGTTTGCATCTACATCCAAGTCAAAGATACCTGGTGCTGCTGTTCCAGTTGCGCCTGGTTTAGCAGTTTGGTAAATTGTACGAACCAACTCACGGTTGATTTCTACAAGGATTTCAGATTGCAAAATGTTTGCCAATTCTGTTTCAGCGTCAAGACCGTGTACTGCACGAAGGTCTTGTGCCAATTCAGTGGTGTACTCTGCTTTCAATGCACGTGATTTCGCAGTTACCGCAACTTTCTCGATTGAGAATGCCATTTCTGCAAATTCAGTACCATTGCCGTCGCCAAGTGCTTCAGCTTCGGTTGTGCCCATGCCTGAACCAGTAGTGAACAATGTTGTGTTAGCAACGTCACCAGTTTCACCAACTTGTGCACCAGCACCAGAACGTGTAGTATCAGCTTCGTTGTAGAATACTTCGTTAGCAGCTGCTTGTGAAGTATGTGTTGAACGCATTGCGAAGATCAAGCCTGTTGGGCCTGTCATCGGCTGAACACCTGCGATGTCATATGCCATCAAGTTTGGCATAGCACGGCGTACCAATGAGATTAGGATTGGGTCATAACCGGCAGTTGGACCTGTCGCTCCTGAACCCGCACCAAATCCGCCTGTTCCGGCGTCATTGACTGGTGCTTCTGAAAGCAAGCCTGTCATAGAAGCAGACAAGTCGCCTGATTCCTGAAGGGCTTTTTCTGTGTTTTCAAGAATAGTGGCTGTTACCGCTTTCTTGTGGTTGTCTTCGATCGCCGAAAAAGAATCGTGCTCAAGGATTGGGCCCCACTTTTCGACAAGATTTTGATAGTTTGACATTAGTTTCTATCTCCTTGTGATTGACTTACTGTGTTATTTATTAAAATTAAATTTTTCATGATTTTTTTGAGTTGAGAGCCTCAACAAGAGCATTGATTGAAGAATAATCAGAAGCTGGTTTTTTAACTTCTGTATCTTCTGTAATGATCTCTTCTTCCTCAATTTCAGCTTCTTCAGTTACTGCTTTATCGGCGGTAAAGAAAGACTCTTTAAGAATGTTAAGGTTTGAAGTATAATCTTCAATGTCGGCGAAATCAAGTTTCTCAGAAAGCACTTTCAAGCGTTCTTGCTGAACAAGTGTAAGGTCTTCTGATAGCTCATCAAAAACTTTAGCAGCTCTATAACCAGCAATACTTTTTGCCAGCTCGAGGTTTTCATCAATCTGCTTATTAGCTTCTGCTTTAAGCGTATCAACTTCCTCTTCTAAACCAGCAACGACGTCAATGGTTTCGTCGCTAACGTCAATGTTATGCTCTTCGAAAAGACCACGTAGACCGTCCATTAGTGATTCTGCCATATCAACTTTGATACCGGATTCAATTGCAAGTTCGTTATCTGTCATCCACTCTTCTACTACGTAGTCAAGATATGAGTCTAGATTTTCAACCATTGTGTCAACAGTTTCTTTAACTTGCTCGTTCATTGTTGTTTCGAGTTCTGTTACTTTCTCGTTAACAATTGCTTGCGCCTTTGAGGATGCTGCTTCGTTCACAGCTGCTTCAAACACGAGTGTCGCTTTCTTTTTGAAGTCTTCGGAAATATCCATTCCTTCAAACATTGCAGCTACTGATTCGTCGATAGAAATTACTTCTTCTTCAACGATTTCTACATCAGCATTTGCTTCTGATTCTTCTTTTACTCCAGCGCCCTGACCAGGCGTTGCAGTATCTACTTTGTCTGCTTTCTCGGCAGCTTTCTTCTTATCCTTACCGTGCTTAGCAGCACCGCCTTCTGGGGCAGTTGGCTCAGCAGCAGTGGAAGGATCGCCAAAAGATGCTTTAAATTCTTCAGCAGCCATTGTGTCTTGTGTCTCTGACATATGTGCTTCTCCTTTATTATATGGATTGGTATTCATATTTATTAAACTTTTACTTTCTAAGCGTATTTATAAAGCGTTCAAACATTCTAGAAGCTAGTGCCTCATCAATGGTATGTACGGTTTTCTTATAATGCTTTTTAACTTCCTGTTGAATCTCTTCAACCACTTGTGCTACTTCTTCCTGCTTCCCTGCAGGTAACCAAGAATTCGCTGCTATATCATAATAATATTCAAAATTTTCCATAACACCATTAACAAAACAATTAGGACCAGAAGGATCTGTAACAATATCAACAGTAGCTAAATGAAAATCGTTTTGTACTTCCATAATACCTTCTTTGTTCATTTTTACAGAACCAAGTCCGCGGGTTGAAACTCCGAAAAGTACACCTTCGTCCATAAGTGTTTTGACAATTTCTCCCATTGGTGTACCAAGTATTTTGGCTTTACCAATAAAATTAGAACCTTCTCTTCTCAT